AAAAAATACCGGGTCGGGGCTTTTTCATGCCTGCACCAGCGTTTGCCGCATCAGTGAAATTAAAGCCCCGATCCTCCGGCAAAAATACTGGGTCGGGGCTTTTTCATTTTGAAAGCCTAAACATGCCTGAGCCCTCTTTTTTCGACCTGCCGGAAGCGCAGGTTGGGGAGGCGCGCGTCATGCTGCGGGAGACGAGTCAGGGCCGGGTGGACGTGATCATATTCGCGTCTTTCGAGAGCGCGGCAGAGGCCGAGGCCTGGGTGGGCGCAATGCTGCCAGAGCCGGTGTATCACTGATGGCAAGGAAGTCGGCAAAGCCGATCGCCAGGACGACGAAAGGCAAAGGCCGTCACTATTTGCCAGCCAGCCAGGGCGCGGGCATGACCGCCGCCGGGCGGCGAGCGTACAACGCGAAAAACAAGGCCAACCTCAAGCCGCCGGTGACCGGCAAGAAGCCGTCGAAAGCCGACGCGGCGCGGCGCAAGTCATTTTGCGCGCGGATGGGTGGCGTTGTGAAAAACGCAAAAGGGCCGGCGACGAGGGCGCGGGCGTCGATGAAAAGGTGGAAGTGCTGATGGCGCAGGGGCTAATGCAATACGCCGCAGCGCGTCAAACAGTACCCAAAAAACAACACTACTAAAAGGCTTGATATGGGACGCCGGGCGCATGAGCCGACGGACAAAGCGCGGCGCGTGGTCTGGGAGATGACCGCGTTTGGCATCCCGCAAGAGCGGGTGGCGCATGCGCTAGGCATCGATCGCTCAACGCTGCTCAAATACTACCGCGAGGAGCTTGATAGCGCTGCTGACGCGGCTGTGACCAACGTCGCGCGCAACCTCTACTCGAAGGCGATCGGCGACGGTCGCGAAGCAATGACTGCCGCGATCTTCTTTCTGAAAACGCGGGCTGGGTGGCGCGAAAGAGACAAGGACGATCGACAAGGTGGCAATGCCGGCACGCTCACGATCCGCTGGGAAGACGACCGAGATCGTCCTACCGTATCGACCGAGGGCGGCGCAGAGTGACCTGCATCATGCGCTCAAGCGCTTTAGCGTTTTGGTCTGCCATCGCCGCTTTGGGAAAACGACGTTTGCGGTAAACCATGCGCTGCGAGCGCTGTTCTCGGCGGGACAGCCGGGTCGGCGCTATGCGATCGTGCTGCCGCTCTACCGGCAGGCCAAGCAAGTCGCTTGGGACATGCTGAAGGACTACAGCCGTTGCGTTCCGATAGCGACCTACAACGAGGCCGAGCTTCGCGCCGACTTTGGAGACATTGGGCGCATCCAGCTGTTTGGGGGCGATAACCCCGACACGCTGCGAGGCCAAGGCTTCGACGGCGTGGTGATGGACGAGGTCGCGCAGATGGACCCGCGGCTCTGGGGCGAGGTGATCCGCCCGGCACTGGTCGATCGCAAGGGCTGGGCGATCTTTCTCGGCACGCCGAGAGGGCGGAATGCCTTCTACGACTTGGTTCAGCAGGCCGAGGAGGACGACACCGGCGAGTGGATGGTCGCGATCCGCAAGGCCAGCGAGACCGGGATCGTCCCGAAAGACGAGTTGCACGCGGCCAAGCGCCAGCTGACGCGAGAGCAGTATCTGCAAGAGTTCGAGTGCTCCTGGACCGCGAGCATTCGCGGAGCCTACTACGCCCGCGAGATGGAGGATCTGACCGAGGCCGGCAGGATCACGACGATCACGCCGCCGGGCGATGTCCTGGTGCATACGAGCTGGGATCTTGGGATCGGAGACGCGACGGCGATCGTCATGTGGGCGATCGTGGGCCGCGAGGTGTGGATCTTGGACTACTACGAGAACAGCGGCGTCGGCCTGGCGCACTACGTGGAGCACTTGAGGTCGCTGCCGTATCGCTACGGAAACCATTTTCTGCCGCACGACGTGCAGGCCCGCGAGCTTGGCACTGGGATCACGCGCCAGGAGACGCTCGAGCGCCTTGGGCTGCGGTGCGAGGTGCTGCCGCAGCAGCGTGTGGACGACGGCATCAATGCCGTGCGCAACCTGCTGCCGAGGACGTGGATCAGCTCGGAGAGATGCCAGCGGTTAGTTGAGGCGCTCCGACAGTATCGAGCGGCGTGGGACGACAAACGGCAGATGTACCGGGCGACGCCGGAGCGAGACTGGACGACGCACCCGGCTGACGCGGTGCGATACATGGCCATGGCGGTCGCCGAGGCCGAGGTGGACGTTGCCGGCTGGGCGCAGAAGCCTTCCAACGACACAGCTTGGATACGCTAGATGGTGATGATCGAAGAAACGGTGGAGATCGAGGAGGTCGGCGAAGAGCAGACCCCCGATGCGTCTACCGAAGACGAGCTGATCAATATCATCCAGGCCGAGGCCCAGGATGCGATCGGCTACGACACCGACACGATCGTCGAGCGCCGCGCGCTGAACTTGTCCCAGTACCTGGGCCAGCCGCAGGGCGACGAGCGGGCCGGCAGGAGCCAAGTGCTCGACCGGAGCGTGCTGGAGACCGTCGAGGCTCTGGTCCCGTATCTGCATCGGCTGGCGATCAGCGATGGCGTTGCGCAGTTTGAGCCGGTGGGCGATGGCGACGAAGAGGTTGCCGAGCAGGCAACGGATGTCGTTGACCATATCCTCACGAAAATGAACGACGGCCACCGGCTCGTGTCCACCTACATCAAGGATGGGCTGATCAGCGATGTCGGCGTGATCAAATGGTATTACGATACTTCGATCGAGGTGAAGATCGAGACGCTGTCTGGGCTGACCGACGAGGAGATGGCGCGGCTCGACATGGATGTCGAGGCCGATGTCGTGGAGCACACGGCGTATCCCGACCCTAACGGGGCGATGCTGCCGGTCCTCGATGAGCTTGGCCAGCCGGTGATCGACGCGATGGGCATGCCGGTCATGCAGCCGCTGATGTTGCACGACATCCGCCGGCGCATCCGCAAACCCAAAGACAAGATATGCGTTGAGAACGTCGCGCCCGAGCAGTTCGTGATCGACCGCAACGCGACCAGCCCGACCTTTGAGGACTGCCGCTTCATCGGTCACCGGGTGTTCAAGACGCGCTCCGAGCTTCGCGCGATGGGCTTTCCCGCTGACGTTGTGGACAGCCTGCCCTACGGCGACACCGAGTACAGCCTCAACCAGGACTACCTCGAGCGGTACGAGGACAGCGAATACGACAACGATATGGGCGGCGAGGCCGGGGCGGAAAGCAACAGGCGCATCGAGGTGCTGGACTGTTACATCCGCGTTGATCTGGACGGCGACGGCATTGGTGAGATCCATCACTGTATGACGGCTGGGTTCCAGAATGCGATGGAGTTGCTCTATCACGAGGAGGTCGATCACATCCCGTTCGCGTGCTGGTCGCCGGTCCTGCTGCCCTACCGTGTCATTGGCCTCGGCGTCGCGTCATTGGCGAGCGAGAGCCAGCAGGTTCTGACGGCCCTGCAACGCTCTGTGCTGGATGCGACCTATCAAGGCGTCTCGCCGCGTCTGGCGGTCGTCGATAGCGAAGTCAATATGGACGACCTCTCGACCCAGGAGCCGGGCGGCATCGTTCGCACGAAAGGGCAAAACGTGATCACGCCGATCGGCACGCCTCTGGTCGGCACGCAGGTGCTGCCGGTGCTCGAGTATATGAACACCCTGCGAGCGGCGCGCACGGGCGTGACGCTGGATGGCATGGGCCTCGACCCGACGAGCTTGCAGAATGAGACGGCCACGGCTGCGGCGTTGCGCTTTGATGCGGCGACGGCTCGCACCGAGATGGTGGCGCGGAACTTGGCGGAATGCGGCATCAAGCCGCTGTTCAAGGGCCTATTGCAGACGTTCTTGAGGTATTTCGACGGCGAGTTTGTTTTCCGCTTGCGCGACAAGGTGGTGCGGGTCGATCCGAATGCGCTCAACGCCGACATGGACGTGACGGTATCGGTTGGGCTTGCCGGCCATCGCGACAAGCAAACGGCGTTGTACCAGGGCATCCTGGCGATCCAGGAAAAGATCCTGACGACGGCTGGTCCGAACAACCCGCTTGTCGGCTTCGAGCAATACTACAACACGCTTGGCGAGCTTTTGCGGATCGCGGGCATCACGTCGCCGGCGCGGTATTTCAAGGACCCGGCAACGCAGCCGCCGCCGCCCCCGCCGCAGCCTGACCCGAATATTGAGCTGATCAAGGCGCAGGTCCAGATCGAGCGCGAGAAGCTCGAACTTGAGCGCGAGAAGCTGGCGTTTGAGGCCGAGGTGGACAGCGTCAAGATGGGCGCTGAGTTGCAGGCCGAGGCCGATCGCAAGGCCGCTGAGCTTGCGCTGCGCGAGCGCGAGGTATCGCTCAAGGAGCGCGAGGCCGAGATGAAATACCAGATCGAGCAGGAAAAGCTGCGCATCCAGGCGGCCAAAGTTTGAGGCGACGGACATCGGGCGCGAGGCCGCGTCAGAGAGATGTCCCCTGTCAAGCCTGCGGTCGGCTGATCGACCTAAACGTGCCCGGCCTGATCGTGCTGGGCGATGGAACCAACCTACACCTGCATTGCTACGAGGAGACCTGCCGTGCCGATGGTCGGGAAGAAGCACTACGCCTACACGGCGAAGGGGATGGCGAAGGCCAAGGCTGCCGCCAAGAAGGCCGGAAAGCCGGTGAAGTCCGGCAAGAAAAAGAAGGGCTGAAACTATGGTGATGTTCGGCGGCTACAACTACATGCCGGCTCCGTCGCAGGTCGATCCGCGCCTGCCGGTCTACAAGCCTCAGATGATGACGCTGCCCGGCGCGAAGCTGTCGAAGGACGATCAGCTCGCCAAGCAGAAGCAATTCGCTGGTGGCGTCCTGCAAGGCTATCAGTACCGGCCCCTGGCGCGGCCTGACCTGTTCGGCGTCAACCCGCAGGCGGCGATGAGTGGCACTGTACCGGACCCGGTACAGGGTGGCCGCTATCAAGGCCCAATGGGTCTGATGGCCGGCATGCCGATGCAGACGAGCCTTGCGGCTCCGGCCGGCGTGCTTGGCGGCACCCAGATCACGCCGATCCAGCCCGAGGGCACGTTCGTGCCCGATGACGGCACTGGCGCTACCGACGTGGGCGAGGAGCAGGGCAAGGGCGCGTATACGATGCGCGATCTGATGCGCCTGGAGCGCGCTTTGGGCCAAGCGAATTTCGGCAACCAAACGCCGTTTTCGGTCTTTGAGTTGTTCAAGGACGCCGGCGGGGGGACTTACGACGTGGACTACAGCCAGCCTTATTCGGGCCAGCTGTTCACCGTTCGCAACGACGACGGCGAGGACGTGCCGAGCGACCAACAGCTGGGTAAGTCCCAAGCCATGTCGATCGCGCTCTACCGCGCCCGAGGCATTGACGAGAGCAATTGATCTTGACGCCCGAGGAAGCTGACCTGCGCGCGGGTGATGCGCGCATGCTGCTGGAGCATCCATTGCTGCATAACGCGTTTGCCGATCTGACAGCCGCGTATCTGGACATGCTTCTGAAGACCGAGGACGAGCGCGGCGTGATGCGCCTGCGTGATGGTCTCAAGGTGATAGAGCAGGTCAAGGCGCAGCTGAAGTCGCATGTCGCGACGGGTCGGCTGCATGGCCGAGAGGCCAAGGAAATT